TGTCTTCTTGAATCCGAGTCTCCTATATCCAAGAACTTAAGAAAAGTTGAGTCTGGATCTGATGCCATCCTTCTTGCTGAACTTAACATACCTCTCGCTGATGTGTTTGCTTTTGCTAGTTTCGTCGCCCATAACATATCCTCCAATTCAACTTCTTGTCCTGCTGCGATGGCTTTACAGATTGCTTCCATCCTCAATCGATATGCGGTAGATAACATTTACTAATAGGTAATATTAGTAGTATCTATTTAATCTTTGAATACGTCTTTTTTTTCGTATTAAAATCCTGACATACCTTTGTAACAACTGGAAAAAAGTAGGTTTTGGTTTTGGTGGTAATATCTCTTTGAATCTATTCAAGCCTATGATCCTCGTTCAGAATTTCATTCATAGAAAAAGGATGCTCCCTTAGATAAGGTACATCCTTCTTAGCATTCTGTGCTGCTTCCCAAGAATTTTCTGCGTATTCGCAAATTTCGTGATGGATATGTTTAGAGTCGTCCCATCCGACTGTGTAGTGTGACATTACGATCTTTCGGGTGTCAGTATTATTTAGGTGTAAATACCCTGTTACTGACTGTGTAGTTGTTGGTTCACACACACATAAATAGTGGTAGAATTTAGGTCAACAAGATGCACTGAAAACGCATTTGTTATGTGTAAAACCGATTCAAAGGGAGGTGATCTGTATGCAACATAATTTGGTATCATACAATCAGTTAGCAGGATCTTACGAAGATTCCCACAACCAAAAACTAAACGAGTATTACGAATGTCTGATTGAATGTGATGATAACCAACAGACGTGTAAAAGAATTTGCAAGGATGTGCTTATGTAACAAAGCAAAAAGAAAGACCCCGAAGGGTCTTTTTTTTTATGTAATTTTGTCTGTCATATAATCTTCTGGTTTAGGTACTGGTGCATAGAACCCTTCAGGTCCTTCATACTGAGGAGCACTATTCCTTCTAAGTGGTCTTTGTATAAGATCAACGGTTTCGTTAAACCATCTATTCATTGATCTTGCCATAGCACGGTAAGAAGTACCAAGATAAATCTGCCCTGCTACAACAGATATAGTAGCAGTTCCCCAGAACATATAGTAAAATCTAGACTTTACTTGTGCTCTAACTCTATCACGTTTGTTCATTACCGATTTAATATATTCTTTAAGGGTAGCATCTCTACCTTAACTTTGTCAACTATTTGATCTATTATATTAATATCAATTCCCATAAACGGTTCGATGATACCTAACATCCTTAGTAAACCGTCTACAAACAATGCTAATGCTGTAAAACCTAAGATCATACTAATTACAGTCGCATCTCTATTGTGCTTCCTCATAGACTCTTCGTCTATAGCACGAGCCTCAGCAACTGCGTCGCTGATCATTTTATCTACTTCGTCCTTAGTATAACAAAGAGATTTAATACGATCATCTGTCATTAACTACAGAAGAATCGCACCAATAATAAATCCTTTAGCAAATGATATGCAAAGCATTTTATAGTCAGATAGTTTAAATCTATCTTGAAACTTTTTAATAAGTTTCTTATCCCACTCGACAAACTTGTCGAAGTATTTTTGTGTTGTATCAGCTATTGCCATTGTGACCAGGTTTTTGAGGACAGTTTGCTTCGTGTTTCTCTATCCACCTCTGACAATTCCAATGATTCTTCGGAGGGGTGAGTCCACAGTATTTACACTTAATTTCCATTGTACTTCCTATTAAAGTCTTTAAATGATGACTGAAGGGATTTAGGCTCAGGTTCTTTTCCATACTTTTGAACCTTCCATTCATTGTGCATAGCACCTAGGATCCAAGCTTGAGATAGTCCTTGAGGACCATTCGTCAAGAGTTCTTTTTGGAATGCTGACAACCTTGGTTTAGAAGCAAGATACTCTTGCCTCCAACTATGATCAATTTCCATATGAGTAAGATTTGTTTTTAACTTTAGTTTCGCCATAAGGGTTGGGACGATTAGGTTTTACTTGACCTAACTTCATACCCTTAGTTCCTGCTCTACGAGCAGTTGGGTTTAGTATAGCATCTTTTTTACCTTTTTTGGTAATTATGGAATCCTGATTGTATTCCTTACCAAGACGCTTCATCTGTTTCTTAAAAGTTCTGAACTTTTTCTTGGGTGCATTGACTACAATAGATGGTTCTCTTACAGTCTTTGTTTCCCCTGTCTTCTCGTCTTTCTCTGCATATTTTCCTTCTACCTTCTTATAACCATATCCTAAACTACGAACTTTTTTACCTAGTTCTTTATTCTTTGCTTTGTTTTCAGCACTAGATACGTTACCTCTGTTTGCTGTTAACTGTGCAGTATTACGCTGCATAGAGTTTCTAACAGCACGAGATAACCCACCTTCAGCAATGAATTGTTTAAAAGATAGAGTTGACATTAGCCACCTACAATTTGAACTTGTTCTAATATAACTGCGTTACTACCAGCAACACATTTAACTGCACGTTTTACTAATGGAATGTCTCCAGCAGTTGCATCAGCAGCACTGAGAGCATAGTCTCCACTTGCAGCAGATGAATCATAATCTGTTGTAATAGTAGAAGCAGTGATTGCTGTTACCTTCTTACCACCTGATGCTGCTGATTCAAAGTCAGATGTAAATCCATCTGTATCACCACCATCAACTGTTTCTATATAATCTCCAACACTAAAAGTATGTCTACCACCACCTGAGAATCCTTCAGCAGTGATTACCATTGCAGCAGCGTCTGTTGCAGCAGCGATCTTAGCGTTCTTTGCTTTACCTACTGACAGTAAAACCGCTTCTCCAGCAGCAAGAGTAATAGCAGGACCCTCGTCAAATTTTATTGTGGATGCTGATGCAGCGTACGCACGTACGACACCAGATTTGACCACTATGTATGCAGTTCCTGAACCACTCACTGTCGTTGTATCTAATACATTTAAAACTGACATTGTGTTCCTATTCCTTTACTAAGTTATTTATCCTTTTGTTTCTTCAAAAATTTAGCAAGTTCAGCAGTAGAACCAACAAACATAGTATTGTTTGTTACGTTACCTGGTATGCTTTTAGCACTACCACCACCTTGAACTTCATCTAATTTCTTTTGAAGATCCATAAGTTTGTCAGCAGTATCACCGACATTCTTAATTAGATTACCAGCTACTTCATATGCACGTGGTGAATCTGATTGTTGTGCAACATCTAATATTCCATCTACTGCCTCTTGTCCTTTTTCAATCAAGGAATAAAACTGACCACGAGAGTACTCATAATCTTTTAAGATTTGTTTTTGGATAGGAGTAGACTCAACAGGTTCTGCTAAATCGGAACTCTTGTCCCTAGTAATGTCACTAACAAGAGAAGTCTCAACCTCTAGTGCATCTTCGATGCCACCATAGATCTTACTCGTCTTGTCCTGTGGTTGGGTTTCTTGATTTTCCATCAGTAAATTCAGAATATATTTCGTTGAAACCGAAGTTATCATCTGCATCAGCAGTGAATGGATCGGGTTGAACTTGATAACGAACCTCTCTAGGTGCTGTTGTATCTACCGCCATAGCAGTATCAACAATAGCAGTCTTGATAACCTTGCTACTAACATCAGTAACAGGTCCATAGAGATAAGTCTTAGCAGTAAATGCCAACGTGTAGATTAATGTTCTACGTGTTGTAAAATCTCCCTCATAGTCATCATCATAATTAACAGAGTTAAGTGTTACTGGGAAATCTTTTTTCTCACCAATAGCATCGACCAAGTTAATAGTTATATTAAACATTGGTTGAAATATTGGAAGAATTTGTTCTAAGATTTGTAATCCATCATCTTGATTTTTAGAAAGAATAGCAAGTTCAAAATCCACATTATATGGAACTGGCATAAAAGATTTTTTAGTCTTACCACCATCATTATTATCAACGTGTCTTATCACCTGAGTTGGTGATACCTTTCTAGTAGAATCATATGAAAATCCAGATATCTCAAAAGATATTCTGGGTAAACTTATTTGAGTTGATCTTTCAGCAGTAGTTCCAGCTTGTGCTAAACGTGCTAGGAATTTATCTTTAGGACCATATGCCAAAGGTACTTTCATAACCTCTGTCTTAGATCCACTTACACGTCTGATTTCGATATTGTTAAACAAAGTACCAAAACCAATAACAGTCTTACGAAATATCTCGTTGTATGAATACGTTCCTAACATTAACTAGAGCCTCCAATCTCTCCAAATGGATTTCCTTGTGAGAAGTCCAATATACTATCACCTTGTGTCTCAAAGAATGAGTTTTCATCAAACTCTGAGTTAGTATTATTTAGGGTATTATAGCTCGCTGTAGTATGTGCTGCCCCAGATGTCTGTCCAGTAACGGTTTCTGGGATTGTAAAGATACCTGATCTATTGTAAATTTGTAGTTGTCTTGTAGTAGCATCCCAAGACTTAACTTCAGCAGTTACGTTAGATGTACCACCAGCAATCTGTTCTCCGACTGTGTAAGTTCCTGTACCACCTGTAGCAAAGTTAAGAGTAATTGTTGTAGCAAAGTTTCTCTCTACTTGATCGATAGCATCCACACCTGTGTCGAAGTCTTCGTCGCTGTACTCGTATAGTTCACACTCTAGACCCCAAGTATGGATTTTACCTAACTGGAAGAATGGTTGTTCGTACTGAACAAATTGTATTTGAAATAATTTTTGTGCTAGAGGGAAGTAAATCAAATCTCCTTCATTTGGTCTACCCTCTTGTACTAATGTAGCGTTATCATCAACAAGAGATGTGAATCTTGTTCTTGATATTATGAATGTAACTTTATCAGATATTCTTACACCAAACTTAGAAAATAAATCTCCATCTCCACCAAATCCTTCTACGTTCTCAAGATATGCTTCTATTAAATAAGCATCATCAAACTTAGATAATGAGTCCTCACCAAATGCAGGATCTTCATCTACTATAACTCTGGGGATATAGTAAACATCCTGACCAAACATTTTGATCTGTTCTATGACCAGTTCTTCAACTAAATTTTGTTCACCACTGGTTCCGTGTGTGAAGTAAGAATTAGTAGGCATTATCCTATCATATCCATAGGTGGTGTTTCATATGTAGTTCTTAACTGTTCTTCTAACTTTTCTAGTTCCTCTACTGCATCACCATAAATCTTTTCACCATTAAGAGTAACTCCACCAGGTAACTGAACATTTTGGAACTTGGTCAAATTTTGACCCCAGTATTTTTTAATCATAGATGTAGCATAATCTTTAACCCACAAAACATTGTATATCTTAGTATAGTTCGCAGGGTCTATCGCACTGATACATTCCATAACAACATATTCACCTTCTCTCACATCAGTCAAAGTATCCATATCAATATACAACTTACCATCAGATGAATTAAACCTAGTTGGTTTCATTCCTTCTAGTAAGAAGTTAATAGTTTGAAGGTGTGTCTGAATCATATAGTAATGATGAAACTGTGTTGATGTAAAATCAAACAAGTCATTCAAACGTAACTGATATCTAATATCAAACATATTTGCAGTACCCTTATCTTGGAAAGTAAAGATACCGTTCACTGATCTAATATGATCTGGCATTATCAAATAGTTTGATTGTGTTTTAAATACAGTTCCTGTGTTTCCTGCTTGTAAAGTATCACTACCAGTTTCCTCAATATCTGCTTGGAATCTTGTGATATCTTCAGCAGTAAACTGATGCTTCATATACATTCTTTCAGAACCACCGTAATGATATTCCTGAAATTTTTCAATAGTATAATCTAAAGCATCATCAACCTGATCATCTGCTACGTTAACTTCTAGCACAGGTTTACCCAACCTACGCAAGGCATATTCTTTTAATGTTGCTTTTGAATTAGGGGCAGCCATTTAGTTAACTCCTTGCTAGTGCTAGTAGTGCAGTCTTAAGTTGTGCGAC